GCGAACGAGTTTGCTCGCGCGTCGCTGTGTGTATGTACGAACACTGAAAGGTCGGCCACTTGGAAGTGGGTTAGACCGATCGGTACGACTGAAGCTTGGCATGGGCGGGTTTCCGCTTTCCGTCAAATAACGGAGTAGCATGGACCACCCATCCATCTCATGATCAGTCGTAGGAACCGTTATATCCCAGACCTTGAATTGGGTCTTCTGAAGCCTCGCATTCCAGCGAGACGGGATATGGAAGTTCCGGAGTGGAACTCCATCAAGCGAGGGACACGCAAGTCGCATGTCGCTCGAAGGGATTGCACCATATATATCGTGCAGTGCCTCTACAATTACATTGTAGGTGATGTAGTACTTCTTAGCCAGAAGTGCGTTCGCATAAGCGACGTAGCTGGCATAAGAATTCGGCGAATGGGCAGATGACCAAAGCGTCCTAAACCGGACAGGTGTAACGTCGATGCCTTTGTAGGCATCAACGCCACATGATTCTCTAAAGAATCCTTTGATACAACTCTTGGTACGGCTTACCTTTAAGCCAAATACTTCGAGTAGTTCGATCGCGTCTTCAGCCCTTCCGGCTGGTACGATCACATCGTCCCCATACACTAGTAGGAGTTCGTCCGTTGAAGGACTATACTCCTCGTCTATAGTGAGTCCCGCGGCAAGGATAGCCCAGATAGTTAATGCAAGAATGGGAAAGCAAAGACTGCTGCCCATAGGTGCAAACTTCTGTAACGGCAATATCTCGCCATTAGGGAGCTCTGTAGCGACTGTCCTGCATGCTTCCAGATACTCGACTAGTCGAGACGGGAACAGCAGGCGAACTAGACCAACGGAAACACGGTCGCTCGCCTCTTCAAGGTCGAGCGTCGCATACCTACCGATAGGTTCGTCCCACTCAGTGTCACATACAAAGTTGTCATGTGCACTGGGCAGACTGCCCAAAAGGGCGGCGAGCCTGTTCGGTTGCTGGTCAGTGAAGTTGACAACACCTCTTGTGAGGTGATGCCTCTCCACTAAGTTAACGATAGCCTTACCGAGACCCTGTTGGACCCATTGAAAGTCCACTGGCTCACAGGATATCAGTCTTGGGCCCCGCGAATCCTTCGGAACCAGAATAACTCTGGCCGGAAGGTCCTTGTTATCGATGTGAACTATTTCACAATCTACAAGGCCATCGCATAAGTGTCCAGGAGAAACGAAAAAAGTATTCGTCTACCGGGTACTTCTCAGCGATTCGAATACTGACGTTCTTCCACGTAAACTTCTCCCAGAGCTTTTGCTTTGTAGCAACTGCACCGGGGCCGTGTCGTGGAGTAATATCAGTTGGATCGAAATTACGGAATAGCTCATAGAGCAATTCGCGTGCGCGGTGGATTGTCCTCAGATTCTTGTCGTTACGCTGTTCAAGCGTAAGACAATCCAGAGTCAATCCAGCAGAGACCTTCATGTTAAGTAGGTACTCTGCTTTGTTAATAAGATCATGCTCAGTTTCTTTAAACTTAGCGATGACCGCTTGTTCTTGGTCACTCGTATACGGCAGCTTAAGCTTATAAAAGCCAAAGCAAAGCTGACGCAGTGACGCTATAGACAGCGTTGAAGCATCCTGAAGGGGGAACCCCTCTGGTGTCAGCACAGTCTCGAATAACTCGCCGAGAAATATCGGCAAGTTACTGTTAGGCTTGGTTTTGAAGCCAAGCTTGGCAGCGTTTAGAGGTTGTACTAGCATAAGGGCGCTATCAAGGCCCTTACCTAGAGCGGGCAAAGTTTTCGTGAGAAAACTTATTCCCTCAGAATCAAGTCTACGCTGAAGCTTCTGAAGCGTCAGCTTTTGACTTGCGTGGTTGAACACAGCTCCATGAGTCTCGAAGACGTCACGGAAGAGTGCGACGATGATTTGTTTATACTTATCATCTTGGCTTTTAGTAAGTACCATAAGGCAACTTTCCAAGAGCATGCACACGCTTAGCCGTGATACCCGAAGGACTCAATTCACTAGACTCATTATGATTAGTAACAAGCCCAGCACACCATTCTTGCCATCTATCCCAAACGGAAGGCGCCGCAAAATCAGGCGTCTATTCCAAGTGGGCATGGCATTAGCTGATGGTGGTTCAACGGTTACCGAAACATGGAATCCCGACGGCGGAAACTTCCTTCTCCGTACTGTCTTAATTACTAGACAATCGGATATAGGGTCCCAACCAGGCGAGGTTCACACGTTCGATCCCGAGTAACCATGCTTGCTTTCGCAAGCGCAACGAAATGAGCGACGGGGTTTTCACCCCGTCGCTTACAGCCTTACGGCTGTTTTCCATTTCGTATCAGAGTAGACACTTACCTCTTGAACCTATTACGGGTTTGGGGGGCAGTAGACGTCTACTTCAATGCAGCAGGCAGAATAGTTAAAGGCTTAGACGGCATGGACCCAGTAGGGTCTACGTATACGTCTTTCGCCTTGAATTCGAGTTCTGCGATCTTGCACCCAACTAGCGAAAAAGCTAGCAACATTAGGGTGGGACAGATCACCAACGCTCTCTTAGCCACAGGTCAGAGACCTCCAGCCAAGAGTGCAGCGGCCCCGGTTCCAGTGCCGTCGTAGAGATGCGTATTCGTTCCCAGAGTGGAAACGAAGGAACACACCTCAGCGAGAACATTGGAAGCTTCCGTTATACTGGTCATGGCCCCCGTAGGGGCGTCAAGAACAATATAAGCAGAAACGGTAATGGGTGTTTCGGAGTCAACACCAGAAACGACAGTTTTGTCAATTCTGATGAGAGACCTCCGACGCAACTTCATACCCGCACCGGACTCTTGATGTGAGATCTTGAGCCGATGCTTCGACGATGGTGTCTCAGCAATCTGAGCATACTCGGTCGAACGAGAATCGATGGACAGACGCGTGAATTCAACTTCCGCGCCTGCCGCGTTCTTCAATTCGTTGGTGTTTAACGTGTTTGTTAACATGCTTCACTAACTATGGACAGTAACGTCCCCACCCATCTTACGACGGATGCTTTGCAGCTTGTGCACGAGCCAATTAAGCCCGCGCGCATGCTTGCGTTTTCGTTTCTTACGAAAGCGCCTACCCTGTAATAATACTAGGGCAGCGCCAAGACTAGTCTCGGTGGGAGACAGGCCGCTGGCGGACAGCCAGCTAGCTGGCGGCAACCCTACGGAGCGGCGGTAAGCCGTTCGTATGATTGTCGGCAGCTTAACACGTGCGGTCTCAAACGCGTAGGGATCAGACGAGCCATTCTTCTCCTGTACAAGGAGAGTCTGGCCTATCAGTTCCTTCCGCTTTATCGACCACATGTATTGCAGTACTACTATCTCTGGATCCATGAACCCCACTGAGTAGCGATCGAGAAGATCTTGGACTCCCAAGAACCAATCGATCACGAAACTCCAAGGGATGGCGTTCCAAATGATAGCGGCATTAAAGTTTAAGCCGATACCATCCAAAACACCAAGCTCGGTTGCAAACAACCGTTGAAGAGGCGTATACGTTGTCGTATAACGCATCTGTGCATGGTATACCGTAGGAGCGCGGAAGACCTCCCGGATAGGACGGACCGTAGTAAGCGTACTGAAAGGAGGATCCCAACGAGGGATACAACTTTCGACGTCGCTGCGGTCTCCGATTTCCGGAGGGATGCTCTCGAGCTCTTGCCAATCGTAGGAATACCTATCGATGACCGGTAGTCCAGCGGAAGTGAGACACTTATTTAAGTGCTTATTCACTCCGGACAGGGTGTCACGAATACCCTCTATGTCAGATATCAGCGGCGCGATGTTGAACTTATACTGTAAGTAACTATCGGCCGCCGTTTGGAGCATCTCTCGGAACGTTTTCCTCGTTTGGGTTTTGCGTGCTAGGGTTTCCCAGACGCGACCAAATTTAATGTCCCTAAATAGGGACAACGAGGTTTTATCAATACGAGCGAGGCTGCTTCGGAATGTGACCAAGTCCTTCAATTCTATGACAGAATTGACAATACTTAGTTTCTTCTTCACTCTCGGCCCCATTGAGCGTAAGGCTCTCAGGGTCAAGTCTTGAAGATTAACGGGCAACGGCACTTCAATAGTGTCCGTCGCCCCCACATTCTTACACATGACAGGGAGCCCCTCGAAGGGAGTTCCGCTGCCACCAAAGTACGAGAAGAAGTCTTTATCGTATGCACCAATCAGGCATGGAAGGAAGTCAGCAGTCTGATATTCGATCCAAGTCTGTATCGGCACATAATAGTCACGCAATTGACGAGTCCTAGTGATAGGTTCGCCGAGTGGGTCAACCCAACTCTCTTTATAATGAGAGAAGTTACGCCACTTACGTGATTTCTTCCTACCTCTTTCCTGGTTTTGAGCAGACTCAAACGCGAATTCAAATTCGAATGCGTCGTTTGAAATCTGATCAGTATAAGGGGGGTAGTCGAACACAAACGGAATAGGACCTCGCGGTCCATCCGCATATGCATGAGCATAACGTACCAGGTTTCTATGCCTGACGTTAGACCTCATGAAACGGGTCTTCTTACGTATCATAATACTGGTGGACGCTGAAACAAAGTTCAACTTAAGGTCGTGAG